GTACTAAATAGAAAATCTCAAATGCAGCAATTAATGAATCAAGTACAAAGTCAAGAATCACAAATAAAAGATTTACAGGGTGACCTGCAAACAGCTAGACGTGAGCTGGTACATGCACGTCAACGTGTCGAAGTTGAAAAATTCAAAACAGATCTTAAACAATCCTCCAATAGGGCAAGTATGGCATCTAAGCTATATCAAGCACGTACGGAAGATGAACTTAAAAAGATCAAAAATGTCGTTGCTGAGCAAGATGCTACAAACGATTTAACAATACCATTGGAGGAATAATGGAAAACGTAAGTAATGCTGAGGTACAGGAAGTAAGCAAACCGCAAATGGAAACTACACAAGTTTTCGATGCACCTGCAGATACTGCTACACCTGCACCATCAATTACCCAAACAACTAGGTTCGAAGAACAAGAAGCTCAAACTTCAGAGGGCAATGAAGTTGCTGAGCCTACACAAGATGTATCTGCAAAAGAGGATCCTAATAGGTTACAATACTGGCAATCACAGGCAGACAAGGCCAAGAATGAAGCAAGTAGAATGGCTCAAGAGCTTGATATGTATAAGAAAGCTGTTGAATCAATGAACAATGCTCCAGTCTCCAACGGAACCCAGCCCCAGCCACAGGCTGATCCATTGAAGGAGCCATTGCCACCAGAAAAACCAGTCACTTATAGTGAAATAGATGCTTATAACGATCCTGAGAGTGATTCATTCAAATACAGAATGGCTAAAGAAAAATTTCAAGATGAACGATATGATTATCTTAAAAAGCTAGAGTATGCTCGTATTCAAGAGCAAGATCAATTATTTGCACAACAACAAGAAAAGCAAATGTTAAATCAAGCTTATAGCACAGTTAAGAATCAATATGGTTGGGATGATATGAAAGCTGCAGACTTTATTGGCTGGGCTACTAATCCTAATAACGTAACTCTTGATGTTTTAGCTAAGTTATTTGATATACAGAACGCTCCAACACAAGAACAAATAAATGCAGTACAGAAGAAACAAGAATTCCAACAAGCAGGTCAAGCTTTACAGAATCCTACTACGCCTAGTGCACAAACAGGACAAAGTAAGCCACCTATGAATGAGGAAGATTTGTTTAATGCTGCTTTACTTTCACAGAGCAAAATAAGGAAACAATAAAATGGCTACTAAAAACCTTAGCGGCTCAGGTGTTCTTTTTACTGATAGACGAGATTTTTATATCAGTCCTCAAGTTGTCAAGGAACTTTGGACTGATGTAACCCCATTTACTACAATCGTGGCTAATCAGGAACAGCGTACACCAACCGATCCGCTTTTCAAAATGTTTGAACATAGAAATCCTTGGCAAAATCAAGAGTTTCAAGCTGCAAGTGATCCTGCTAGTTTAGCTGCAGGTAATTCAGAATCAGCTGCAACTGATATTGATAATATAATTGGATTAGCATCATCTGCTGATTCATCATATCTTGGCTTAGAGTGTGAAGTTTGGGATTCAACCAGAACAACACTTAAAGGTCAGGCTTTAATTACAACTGTTGTTGATAGTGATACAATTAAGTTTAAGAACTTAGGTTCTGCAGCTTTAGATGTTGCTAATGATGATGTATTTAGAGTTGTTGGTAATGCACATGGTGAAGGAACAGTTGCTCCTGAAGCATGGTCAGATGAAATCAAAGTTGTTCATAATAGCACTCAGATTTTTAAAACACCACTACAGATTACTGGTACTTTAGAAGCAGCAGCTTTACGTGGTGAGTCATCTGAATTAGCTAGACTACGTTTACAAAAATCACAAGAACATAAGATACAAAAAGAAAGAGCTTTCCTATTTGGTGGTTCAACTATTGGTACTGGTCTTGCTGATTCTCGTGACGGAACATCTAGTGAATCATTTGCTGAACATGCAATAACTGATGTTAATGGAAATGTAGTTCGTTCTACAATGGGATTAGTAACAGCATTAGGTAAGTATGGTGATACAAGTGGTGATGATCAAAGTGTATTTACAATTTCTGAAGCTAGTTATAGCTACAGCAACTTTGTAGATGATATGGAAAAAGTATTTCAGTACATACCAGAGCAAGGTATGAAGATGGCTTTTGCTGGTCGTGGTGCTATGAGCTACTTCTCTAAGATTGATGGTGCTTCTGGATTTGCTGGAAACTCTGGATGGAATATTAACATTGGGCCTTCAGAGCGTAGCAGTTATGGATTTAACTTTAGACAATTAGAAACACCTCATGGTGTACTAATGTTAATTCCTACTCCTGTATTACGTGGGCCTTATTCTAAATACATGGTTGTAGTTTCTGAAGAGAATCTATTCCATGCTGTTTATAGACCTCCAGTATACCAAACTAACATCAAGACTGATGACGCGTTTGATGGAGTAAAAGATCAATACATGTCTGATGAAGGTCTTGGAATAACCTTGATTGAATCTCATAAGTTGTTTAAGATAACTGATTAAGGAGGTTTAATATGGCTAGACCATTTCAAGGCGGAACTATGGCTAATGTAGAAGCAATATCTAGTGCAACTACATTATCAAAAGCAGATAGCAATAAAGTAATAGTTGTTGATGCATCTACTGGCTTTACCTTAACTCTACCAGCTTGTCAAAAAGGCTTAGAGTATAAGATACTTTTTAAAGTTGGTGGAACTGATGCAGCTATGAAGATTGCTGTTACTGCTGGTGATGCTTTCTTTGGAAGAGTGCAAGTACAAGACAATAATACTGATAATCAAACTGCAATGCAGGTAGTAACTTACGCAACAGCAACAGGTTCTCCAGGAAGTTATGATGTCATGACTTTTGATGGAGATGCAACAACTTCTGGTTGTGCAGCTGGTGATATTGTTGAATTGGTTGCTATTGACGATGCAGCATGGGCTGTCAATGCATTATTGACTACAACTGGCACACCTTCAAGTGTAGCAGTTATAGCAGGAAGTTAATAATAAAATTACTAAGGGCTGTGGCATGCATGTAAACGCAACCTGCAGCCCTGGTAATTAAAGGTAATAAATGCAAACATTTAAGTTACAAGTAGAAGATTTAATAGGTAGAACAATTACAGATACAAATGGATTAAACGATATGTTAAATGCAACAGCTCGTGAAGTATCTGACGTTTTACCTAAAGATGTATTGTTAAGAAATGCAACTGTTCAATCTATTACATCTAACTCTTTTAATGTTTCTAATAAAAGAATATTAAGTGTTAGTAGAGATAGTTATTATGCGACTGAAATACCTTATGGTCAGCATGGTAGAGCTACTGACTCTGGTAGTATTTACTTTGCAGATACTGCACAAAAAAGAGATCCTGTTTTCTTTTTAAAAGGTAAATTATTAGTAATACAACCAGAACCTACAAGTAGTGAAAATGGTGAAGTTATTAAGTATGACTATCCATCAAGCATTGATCATGGAGATACAAGTATTTCTGATTTTCCTAGTGGAGCTGAATATGCGGTTGTTCTTGGAGCAGCAGCTAAGTTTATGTTTAAGTTAGCTTCTGAAGATCAGAATAATGAAGATATAGAACTTGCAACAAATACTGCAGCTTTTGCTACGCAGTTAAAGCAAGATTATGAAAAAGAATTACAAAGGGTTACACAACAAAAATGACACAAAAACAAATGATAGAAATGGTTAGGCAACATCACCCTAATACTACAGAAACTCAAATTAGATTGTGGCTCAATGCTGCAATGACTGAGTTTGCTAGAAGAACAAGAATGTTGACTGGTGCATTTCAATTTGATACAGTTGCAGATCAAAGATATTATGGATTATCAGATGATATATTAGAAATAATATCTGTCGATTATGATGGCTATGATATACCTAGACTAGGTAGTAAACCAGAGATAAGGGATCTAACATAATGGGTTATGAGAATAGAACATTTGCATACTTTGTAGATAGAGATGCAATAGCTATAGTTAAAAGATCTGTATCTTCTGGAGAAAATACATACTCATCTCCTAGTGAAGTAAAGACTGTAACTATATTTGCAATTAAAAAACCTAATTTATTTATAAATGCTGATACTGGATCAGCTAATACTACAACTGGGTATAATGAAACTCCAGATTTACCAGAAGAATTTCAGCATACTGTAGTTGCTAAAGCTATACAAAGAGGATATGAATTAAATATAGAATCTTTAGCAGCAGCTCAGTATTGGGAAGATCAATTTGAAAAAGGAGTAAGAGAAGGTAAAAGATATGCCAATACAGGTAGGATAGAAAAAGTTGTTATAAAAGGACAAGGCTTTGAACCTACTGTTTACTCTACTAGAGATAAAGATGAAGCATGACAGAGATTGTATTAACTAAACCCTCTTACACAGAAGATCAGATTGCTAGTGCATCAATATCGGAAGTGTCCTCCTACAGTAAGTCTACAACTGAGCTAGTAAATACAGTCTCTGCAACTTTTACAGAAATAACAACATCAGCCACTACTATGGTTGAATTAACCGATTATACGGAGGCAACATAATGTCAGTTCAAAAGAACCTATTAAAGTTCGCTGGTGCTCAAGCATTGAACTCTGAATATGCTTCTGCTTGGACTGAAGCAACTAGAGGACAGACTTGCAGTAGTGGCACTAACGATGAAGTAAACATAGCAATACCAACAGGTCATACTATATTGTATATATTTCCAGAAGAGTTAAGCTCTATTGGATTTGATACAACATCAGGAGATGCTAATGGTAATAACTCATTAAGAATAGAAGCTAATAAAATGCAAAAATTTTTAATACCTAATGGAGCAACACATGTTCATATAGAAGGTCAAGGTGCTAGTGGTAATAAATTTTGCTATGTGGTAACAGGATAATAATATGGGAAACTTAACATTTTTAGAAAGAGAAATACTTAACAAAGTTTACAATAACAGTAATACTTCTTTACAGGTAGATATTGTAGATGCTACAGGAGTTACCTTTGTAGCTAATTCAGAATCAGTATATGTTGATGATGGTGACTGGACTGATAATACATCAAAGCATACACTTGTAGGTGGATTATATCAATCAACACCACAAACTATTACAGATGGAGATGTAGGCCCATTACAAGTTAATTCAAATGGGTTTGTTAAAACATCTAATGATACTATAGATAAAATGCTGTATGGTACAGGATTAATAATTACTGCAGTTGATGGAGGTTCTGATCAGGCATTAGGATCTACATTTCAAGCTTTATATGTAGGAGTTGGCGGAGATATAGTAGTAACCCTTGCATCAAGTGGTAGTGATTTTACATTTAAGAATGTAGCTAGTGGACAATTACTTCCTATTCAAATAACTCATGTAAAAGAAAATAATACTACTGCAACAAATATGATTGCATTAAAAGCATGATAACAATATTTCGTAAATATGCAAATTTTTTAAGCACCATTTATGATAAGATATTTGAGCAATCAAATCTTAAATGGGAAGATCAAACTCAGAATTGGGAGGATTTATAATGCCTACAAGTTTGACTGGCAATAAGATATCACAAACTTATCCACAAATTATCCACGTTGATGGTGGTGTAACTGGTACTGCAAAAGCATTATATGATGGTGATGGTACAGCAACAGTATTAAAAGTATCTACAAGTGAAGTTGAAATATCAGGTAACCTGACTATTGCAGGTACTTTAACAAATGTAAATACAACAAATCTACAAGTTGATGATAGTTTGATACAGCTTGGTAGAGATAATAATTCTTCTGATGTAGTTGATATAGGTTTTGTAGGATTATACGATGCAGGTGGTACAGATAAATATGCAGGTTTATTTAGAGATGCTAACGATAGTGGTAAGTTTAAATTATTTATAGATTCACAAGAAGATCTATCTACAACTAATACTATTAATACAAGTGCTACAGGATATACAGTTGCTACATTAGTTGCAAACCTAGAAGCTGCTACAGTAAATATAGATGGTGGCAATATTGATGGAACTACAATAGCA